AGGTGTGTTGAGCTGTTTTTTTACCATCCTCTGTTGTTCCTGTTGTGGTATAAACACCAGCCGGTACCGCTTCTGTCCAAGTAATATTTCCTGTTTCAGAGACAGCAAGACCTTCTGTTACAGGTGAAATATCATAGTTTACCTTCTTGTTGGTTGCATTTTCAGGTAAAACAGTTGCTGTGATTTGTCGGCTACCTGCAGTACCCGCATCTGCTGTGGACGTTTTAGGAGAAAACTCTAAGCCAGTTACAGCAATAGACAAAGTTTTAAAAGCTGGAATATCTACTCGCTCTGATTCTTTTCCATTAACAACACGAGTTACTTGGTACTCACCAGCCGGCACTGAGGTGTTAGGTTCCATTCCTGTTATAGTTAAAGGTGATTGGCCGGAAACAACTTCGGTTTGGCCTTTATAAATTTTAAAAGTATCCACCATATTTATTTTCCTTTCTTAGCTTAATTCAATAGAAGCCCCATCGACTGTAGGAGTTACACTTCCCACAGAAGGGCTATCTACTTTCCCGGATCAGCTGTTTCAATAGTCGTATCTTTGAAGACATATTGAACTACTTCTTCTTGATCAGCAGTTAATGTCGCAAATCCTTTTGCACCTTTACCATTGATACCAAATTCTAATGAAACTTCTACGGTGTCTTCAGCATTAGGTGATTTGCCAAATGATGTTACATATCCTTGGTAATAGGTTGCCTTGTATTTGTCAGCATTATCTCCTGTGCCTTTTTCTGCTTTGTTGATTTCCCAGATTTCAATAATATCGTCATTGTCTAAAGCCTCTTCTAGCTGGTCAACATATGGATCACCAACTGATAAAATAGATGTTGCCGAAAAATCAATTTCTAATGACCCTGGGATGCGAATCGGACCATCTTTAGTGGCCACGGAGTCACTATCTTTTGTCTTTGTATTTTCATGTTCTGTCTGGAAAGCTAATTTCCATGCTGCTTCCTCTTTTGATTTTTTTAACAAACGGAAAAGTAAAATAATATCAATACCTTTAGCCGCTACTTTTGCTTCATTAGCCATTTATATTCCTTCTCTCTATAGTATTTTGAATTCTAAAGATATCATTGCCCGCTTCAATGGTGTGTTAGTCGAAATGTCATCTACTAACCGAATACCGCTTGATTGGATATTGAGCGACCAATAATAACCTTCCGTTTCAGAAATAGATAGAGCCTCAGCAAAAATTGCTGAAGCCATATCCGATATTTGTTTACGTTTTTTTGCCAATCCCCATACAGATAGATTCAATGTAACTGAACCTTTAATATCAGTCTTGTTGGCTTGGTGCAGTGTCTGAGTATCTTCTAATTCGACAAATGGATAACCTACATCATTCATAGGTTTGTAATCGTAGGTTTCATAACCCAGTGATTGACACTTCTTATACACTTCATCGAAGATTGATTGATCTCTTGTTTTAATCATTTCATCAACCTTTCCAAGTCCGTTCTAAATTTCACTTTTTGTTGTTTCAGCGGTGGTAAAAAGAAATCACGTTTCACCATAAATCTCGTACCGTTTATTAAATACGGTGCGTATTCTGTTCCTGGTCCTGTATGCCCAGAAAAACCATTGTTCGAAAGCCTCATAACGATACTTCTTTTTGTTGCCCCTGTAGGTTTAACAAACTTTTTACCTTCCCAGTGTCCAGTTAACACCTTTCCGGCTTCAGCTTGCATATTAGCGGTTAATTCTGCTGTGTTATTTCTAACAACTTTTTTCACATCATCAAGTTGAACATTTCTCTTTAGTTTTTTTGAAATTCCAGCTAGTCCATTAATTCTTACTTGACTTCTTGCCATCAATAATCACTTCCTGAATAATCAAGCTATTTCTTAATGCAGGAACTCTACTTGTAATAACTTCCCAAGTTTTACCCTCAAACTCAATGTAATCAAATTCTGGAATAACAAAAAGGGGCTGTGTCCTAATGACCTTAGCCCCTTCTTTAATGCTTCCAAAAATAGTAATAGAACGATCTGTACCAATGTCAGTTACATTGACATCAGCAGTTTTTCTAAACGGTTCTTCTTCAATCCATTCACCTGAATTTGGATCATAATGCGATTCTGAAGATTTTTTTACAAAGGTAATTTCATCTAAATATCTCATGAAAATGCAAACCTCCCACGTTTAGGCTTATAAAGTTCTTCTATTTCCTTGTTCTTATACTCTTCAATTTCATCTTGATATTCAGAAAAATCAGAGTCTGGAAATGCCATAGATAAACCTTCTTGAGAATAAGATTGCATTCCTTCTTGGCCAATACGATTAAATCGTTTTAAAGTTACTTCATATACAACTGAATCAAAGCTTTTTGGTAACTCAGTGACATTCAATATATTTTGAAGCCGATCTTTTGTACGTCTTTCAATGATTTCTAATTTTTCATCAAGACTACCATTTAATAATTTTTTTACATCATTTGCTATCTCTGACATCTAAACACCACCTAAGTTAGTTCGATTGTCGCCCCATTTGTTGTCGGTGTTACTTTTCCAACAACAGGGCTAGTTACTCCCCCGCAGCTTTTGGTTGAATCTTAGCAAATGCTTCATCTTTGATGACCATGAAACCAATATCCATTGTAGCTCGTAAAGCAACCAATTCTTGTTCGTACAAGTTGACAGGCGTTCCGTCTTCATTCGTTAAAGTAGATAATTGAGCTTCTTCTGAAATTTTGAAATTAATGTTAAATGGGATACCATAGCGCAAGTAATCAAAATCACCAGTATAAAGGTTTCCTTTATCCATAGATTTTAGATCTGCTACAGGTAGTCCATCAATAGTATTGCTGACACGATCATAAATAAATTGAGTTGTGTCACCAATTTTTTTACTTGCTTCACGTAACACTGTACGATTCTTACGATTAGAAATGAAAGCATTCGGATCGTATTCACCTTCTCCAAGCAAATCCTCTAATGCTAAAATGTTGTCATATGTCAAGTCGCCCTCAATTACATTACTAGCTGCAATGACAGATTTTTCAATAGATTGAGAGAATGGATTTTCTTTATCAAGGATAGTAGCCGCATCAATTTTCTTATAAAATGCTTCTGCGATTTTTGGTTGCATTTGAGTAAAGAAATCAGACATCTTATAAGTTAAATATTCTCGAGAAACTGGGATAATAACACCAATTTTTTTCGCAGTCATCGTTACGTTTAACCATTTAGGTTTAGACGTTTTAATCTTTTCGCCTTCACCAACCCAGTACGCCCCAGGACCTTCTGCAAAGTATTCGAATTTCTTTTCTTTGCCGTCCATTTCTTCATATTTAGCCAACTGCATTAACTTAGAATTTTCCATCACATCTTTTAAAATTAAAGTGTTGTACTTATCTGGAATTGTTCCATCTTTTTTCTCTAATACAGTGACGTTGTCTGGATTCCATGTTTGAGCAAACATTTGAATATCCATTTTCATTAATTGTTTTTTCTTCATTTATATTTCCTCCTATTTTACAATTCGTTTACTTGCTGCAAGAGCTGCAACTGATTCGGTTTCTTTTTTATCAGTTGAAAATTGTCCACCCTCACCTGGTGTTTTTTGGCGAGCATTTTCTTTCTTAATCATTGATACATAGTTCGTAACAATAGCGACAGCTTTTTTTGTGGCTTCCGCATCATCTGAAACAATCAATCCTAGCAAATCATCATCATGCGGCAAACTAGCTTCTGAAAGCATTTTAGAAGCTTCCTTTGACATGGAAACTAATGCTTGACTACGTTCCAATTCCGCAATTTTTGCTTCTAGCTGTTTCTTTTCATGTTCAGCTTTTTCTTGAGCATTCATTTTTGCCAGTTTTTCTGCTTCTGCTTGTTTTTCTTGTTGCTCTTTTTCCCAAGCTTCTTTTGTTTTTGATACTTCAGCAGCGATCATTTTTGCTACTTCACCACGAGAAAACGTTTTTTCATTACCTTTATCTTTGCCGCCATCTCCTGGCGGTGTTTGCTCTTGACCTCCGGCCGGTTGGTCCGTACCTCCAGTGCCAGTATCTGGATTATCAGCAAAGAATTGTAAATGCATTGGCAATAATAGTTTTTTTGTTTTCATGATTATCCTCCACGGTTACGCCGCTACCCGATATATTTGATAAGTTACGCCTATCAATCGAAACAGCTTTCTCTTTAGTGCCTGTAAGCAGTAAGAAGGCAATATAAAAAGCCTAACGTTTGTTAGACTCTTCTCTCTTTAAATATTCTTCATAATCAGCATCTAAGTAATCGTAAGGATCGTCATTCATAGAATCACGCCTTTCTGCCGTATTTTTCATAAACTTGTTTTATCTGATTAATATTATCCGTTTGAATTAACATTTGTTCACCATCATCAATAATAATTGAGATAAATTTAGGTTTACCTTCAAGCAATTTCTGAACTGTTTCATCATTAATGAGACAATCTATTTGCTTAAACGCACCAGTTTCATCGTCAACACCTGACCAATAAACTAAAGAATAACTTTTCAACTTGATCCCTCGACTTCTTTTCTTAATTGAGAAATTAGTCTGTTTAGCTTTTCTGTCAATTTACCTTTCTTTTTTGTACCAAAGTTTGTTTTTCTTTGTTCATGCATTAATAACTTGATTTCGGTATTCATATACATAATTGTCGCTTTATATCCACAATTTGCACATTCAGCATAATGGTGTTCAATATCCTTCGTGATGTTTTCAGATTTTCTAACTAACGGAGTGTATTTATTGCATTGATTGCATTTATATAGATTATCCATTTACAAACCTCTTTCTTTCAGCGACTTTTCATAATCTTCACTAACTTTAGGGACAGTAGAGCATTTGCAATGGGGATGCATGTATGGAGCATTAATGCCTTTTTGCATCTTTAATACTTTATAAGGACTACCCTTAGCTACTCTTTTACATATTTCACAGGCAAATGGTTCTGCAATGTAATCATATTCTTCGATATCTGCATCTAAGTAACTTTGCTTTTGAATATCTGTTTGAATACCAGATATTTCAGTCATCATCAACCTATTTAGCTTGTATCTTATATTTAATTGGTTAGGCTTTAAAAATTTAGCCATCTCTTTTGCTATGGCCCTTGGATTTTTACCTTGAGTGATTGCCTGAGTGATTATTTTTTCTAAATCAGCTTTCATTTCAACAAAATTTTGCCAAATGTTATCACTGAACGAAGGGAAATCACTTGATTTGAATGAGACATTAACAATTTTTCTAACCATAGACGAATAATTTTCTTTAACGGTTTCGCCTAGTATTCCCGCCTGTCTTAAATATTCATCTTTTGCGGCTTCAGTTAACTGAGAATATCCCCACTTATCTAGCTCATCAAACAACGTGATTAGTTCTAAGCCAATCTGAGACTTTAATAGCTCTAATCTAGACACTCGCATTACTAAGTTATAGATTTTCAATTCTTTATTGGCCTGTGGACTAAAGTCTTTATTTTTTACATACTCCTTCGCTTTTCTCTCAAAGCGTTTTACGTCCATCTTATTAGCCATTTTTCTTGCTTCGCTAATCGTAATCTTTTGGCCATTGGAAAATCTATCCCAGTTAGCTTCAATTTCGGTTTGAATCGCATCAATAGCATTTTGAAGCTGTTGAACAATTTCTTTTTCTCTATTGCGATCTAGCTTCATCTGTTCTTTGATCCAAGATTCTTCACGATTTTTCAAGTAGGACATTCAATCATTCCTCCTCGGTTTCCTTTTCCGATTGTTTAGCTAAAAATTTTGCCTGATTTACTTTCGTTTTGGCTACTTCTTCATCAGTAATATCTAATGGTTTATTTTCATTTTTTACACGTTCTAATTCAGCTTGAACATCATCAACAAACGAAGCTAGACCTAAAATTGTTTCTTGGCTTAACTCCGCTCCAGAGTCAATCAATGTTTTTAATTCTTCTAGAATTGCTTTCGGAAGATTAGGAGTAAAGATAATGCGCAAGCCTTTTAAATCGGAGTTATCAATCTCAGAAACACTTGATTTCAGATTAAATAAAAGACGATAGCGCCGCACAAGACTTTTTTTAAATAGTCTTTGCTTTACTGCCGTCATTTGATTGAAACCAAACATTTTATACTTCATTGCTTCTCCTGATTGAACACCAGAAAAATTTGTATCTGTCAAATCTGGAATCATAGATATTTCATGTATTCCTTTTCTCACTCGTTCTTTGTATGCTTCAACGCCGTTTACATCGTATTGTTTATAGATGTAGTTAGCATTCACTGAGGTCTTGTTACCGTTGATATCTGTGCCAGATTCAAGCAAAAGCATGTTCGCTTCTTTTTGCTTAATAGCATCTTCGGTTGATAGACCCACTGCTTCGATGTCCCCACTAATCACTAACAGCGCATCGTTTAAATCCGTCATGTAATTAGCAGTGTCAGACTGTCCAGCATCATACAAATCGATTTGAGATAAAATATCTTCATACAATCCCATTCTAAAACGATTAGGAGAGAACTCAGTTATCTGGACTTCTTTGTAATCATGAGAATCCTCTTTTGGATCACTTAGTTTAATCGTAGCAAGAGTCGTTTCAGCGTAAGTAATGATTTTGTCTTTTGTGTAAATTATCGGTTGAATATACTGTTTGTCTGCATCTATAGTAAATTTAGTTTTAGGATAACGAACAGCAAGTATTGGTCTACGCTTGACCGTTGTATCATACACAACAAACGTTTCAAAAACATTGCATAGATCAACATAATCAACGTCATCTTCATCTCGATATATGATTTCATAAGCTCGGCCGTATTTATCCATATCTAACCACAATTCTCCATTCAATCCGTCAATGTCATTATCTTGATTGAAATTATCAATGGCCTCTTGACTAGCTTTATTATTAATTTGGACTTTTAATGGATTGCCTGTATTGTATCCAACATCAAACGTTGCAAGAACTTTTCCAAAATTATGAGCAGCTCTATGGTCTGCTTTTTCTTTTTCCTTACGGCGACGATTTTTGATGATGTTTGTATTCTTCGCTTTATAATAATCATCCAAAACCTGTAGACGTGGAACCTGGTGTTCATTATGGTGCGCAATCATTTTTGCTAAAACATCAGCATTCTCCAACAATTCATCCGCAGAACTATATCTATAATGAATATTGGATTCTACGCCAAAGCTAACAAAATTTTCATTCACATCACTTGAATAGCTGATGTCCGATCCATGTTCAAATTCATTAACTTTTAGGACTTCTTCATTTTCCATTGCTTTTTCTCCTTTATAATCCTAATTGTTTGATACGCTTAATTTTTTTCTTTGTATCAGATTTCTTGTATGCATATCCTATTTTTTCTCTTATCGGTAAAAACCCATACTGACTAGCGTTTATAGTATGGTCGTTCTTGTCTTCTGGCTGATCTCCATCATAGGCGTATGTGTTTAACTCATGTATGTGGACATTACAAGTATCTACGACTAAGTATATAGGAGCTTTGCCATCTGAATTAATCCAACCTAACATTAAATTAATACGATCAATAATCTTCATGCGCTTATCAGAACCAACAATTGTATATGCATTAGGTTTAAGTCGTTTCAACTTATTTAGTTCTGTAATAGTAGCTTGATCGGCATTATCAACATAGACCATTCGAGAAAAGCCCCACTTTTTTCTACACCTATCAAGAAATTGAATAAGATTAGCTGCTACATCACTTGGGGAAAAAGGTATATTTTCGTCTTTATTATTTTTAACTTCTTCTTCGAGTATCACTAATTCTCCAACATCTGTGATTCCTTGAAATATAAACGAAATTGTATCATTCGATTGCGCTGAATAAGATGTATCTACGCCACAAGAAAAATGAACATAGTTCTTACTCATCGCTTTCTGTTCTGTAATCACGTTATTTTTGTATTCGAAATTAGAGAACACAAGGCCTTCCGCTCGACCTCTAATACCTAGAATTTTATTTTTATATAATTTAGTTCCTGTCGGTACAGCAGATATTATTTTCTGTTTCTTTTTTTCAGTTAATCCATCATTATGAGAAAAACCAAAAAACCAGTGAACCCATCCTGCTTTGGGAGACTGGTTCAACTGATCATTAATCTCTCTAGGTGCATCATTTTCATACTCAGGTAATGGCCTAGAATGGTTTATGTACTCATGATAAATTGGTAATTCAGGATCATCTGGATTTAGAGTGGCCATTACATAATCGGCACGCATAAAAATTTCTCGTACATATTCCATGTCTGCGATATTTATTTCATCAATGTACAAACAACCATATTGGCCACCAAGAACCTTTTTCCAACGAGCTTTATTGTCATAACCAAGAACATAGATTATTTTTTCACCGTTAGATGTTTTATATTTTAAATGTGGTAAACTATGATCTTTATTCCCTTTGGAATGGTAGGTTACCAGATCTCCAAATATATCTATAATTCCCAATTCGGATTGTATAATATTTTTTTCGATTGTACCTAAATCTAAACCGCTAATGATGTGTAGTTTCCTATCTGATTCAGCAACTTTAAAAAGAAATTTTACAGCACCTACAGTGGTCTTCCCGGCTGCTGTGGTCCCCTCGAGAAATTCAACATCTGTGTCATATTTCAGAAATCTTTTATACTTAGGTGACAAAACCAACTCAGTCATCTTCATCACCTAATTGCTGTAAGATACTATCAAGTTTATCTGTTCTTACAGTCGCTGAAATCTCCTGTTTATCAGTGAACAGCGCATGACGTTTGCCCAGTAGTTCAGCAGCTTTTAGTCTTTCTTTGGCTCCAACATCAATATCTGTTAATCCTTGAGCCCCTTCGCCAAGGCCGATTAAGGTTTGCTCTTTTTGAGATCCACGCATTACAGAAGTGAGATATTGCAAAACTTCAGTTCCCGATGCAATAGATAATTCTATCGCTCTCTCATCATAAGCATTCTTCAGTTCTTCAATAACAGGAGGGATGTGTTCATACTTTTTCATTCCTGTTAATAAGTTAGAAGCAATAGTTCCTGCCGTTTTAGCGCTATACCCTGCTTTTTTTGCAGCCTCTGTTCCATTGATAAAACCATTTGAAACATATGCTAACACGAATTCTTTTTGCTTATTTCGAGTGGATGGCCACTCACTCATAAGATCTGATGCTAAATCAGCTATTTCATTAATCAACTGGCTTTGCTTTGATTCAGCCATGATATTCACCTTCTTTCAATGCAAAAAGACACCTCGAAAGAGATGTCTTTGTTTTTACGTATTTATTTCATGCTACCATAGTAACATCTTGAATAGGGCATGTTCAAGACAACTTTAAGACATTTGCTAAATCATCCAAGCTATCGATTCCATACAAGAATATAGATAACTCATCCGTAGCTTTCTTGATATCTCGATCAACCGTTCGAAAATCGATAGCATAATAAGAGGCCATCTCTGATTTAGATTTTCTGAAATTACCATCTTCTATATAAACTGATTTTATAATATCGAATCTTCTCTCCGCTGCATCGCCATTACTTCTGCAATAATTATTGTAGGACGAAAACATTAAATCAAAATAATCAAGCATTTCTTTTGTCCGAGCTTTATATTTCATTAATGTATCTAAGTTTAAAGCTTCTGAATCAAATACGCTTATTTCGTAATCTTGAATAGTCGGAACAATGCTATCGCAATGTTTTTTTAACATACGATAATTTTTCAATAGTAAATTTGTATTTCTTAATTTCCAGTCTCTTTTTTCTCTTTTTGTTTCTTTCTTTTTCTTTTCTTGAATTTCAAGAACTTTAGCTGTGATAATCTCAATTTGATGCTTGCTTAGTCCTTCAGCCATTGGCATTACCTCCCACAACCTGTTTATAACTATCTTCTTGAATTTTGATCAATACCGTTAAGAATGCTAATACAACTGGATGATTGTTATAGCGATTTCCTAATTCTCCGATTGACTGTATTAACCAATCCCAGTATTTATCTGAAGTGATTGGATATTTTTTAGATATATGGTTAGAATCAGCCATCCATTGTTGAATATCTATAAATACATTGGACCAATTCATTCAATCGCCTCCACTTTGATATAAATCCCTGGAACATCAGCCCAAAACTTTTCAGTGATTAAACTGACAACATAGCTGTCATCTTTCCAAAAATTCAGTTTTGTCATACAGTCTTGCAACAGCTTATTACTATTATCTAAGTCGGGTTTTGTATATTTGTACTCACCATTACTATGATTGCCCACAACTGGGAAACACCACTTCACCATCATCCGAACAGGCACCTCAAATTTTTCGTTCGGTACATGTTTCGATAAGTGGGCCATCAACTTAGCACGTGCCTTTTTCAAATCGTCTGGCTCATAAAATACTGGCTTGTTTTTCACCACATGGACTTTCTTCTGCTGATGGGTAGTTTCTGGCGGAATTATGTTTAGAAAAAATTCAATCATCAAGCATCACCTCAATTTCATATTTGACCGTCCTTTTTCCATTGACAGTCTTCCTGTTACTTTTAGCAACTTCAATCATTGATTTATTTTGAGTGCCAAAAACAATATATGCATAGAATAGAATTTCAACGAATATTTTATTTTTTTGTCCTAATTGACGATAGATTTCTAAAAATTCATCCATCACACAGCCTCGTTTCTTGTTATTTTATTTTGGTATAGCCCAATATTTTTCATTCTTTCAAATTCTATTTTTGTCACGCTCCACCCTTTTATCAATAGCTATCCCTGGAAGGGAGCTATTGATAAGGGTAGCGGACAGCGGTATAACAATGTTTTAATCCGTTAATAAGCTTTCATAGGCTATTTAGCTTATAGACGGATACCTTTTATTAATAAGCTATTAATAGGCTATATGCTTATTAATTTGAAATGTTCTCCAATTTCTGAATGTATCCTCCATCAATTTTAAAGTCATTGTGTTTTTTTACTTTCGGATATACTGACCTTTTGTCGATATCTAAGTATTCTGCAACCTGACTAACTTCTACTGGTCCACCATCCATAGACAATGCACTGAACGCTGTTTCTAGCTCTTGCTTAGATTTTTCACTTCTTGATTGATTAGACTTGCTAACGCCTTTTTTCCAGTTTTCTTTAGGATTGTCTTCTAGCGAAATATCTTTCAATGAATCATCGAGGACATGAATAGGATATTTGAACCAGGCATTGATAGGATCAAACTTAGGGAATTCCCGAAGCGTGCCATCAATTCTCCAAGCCGTGCATTGTCGAGCTGCACGAACTGCCTTTTGTCTTTCTAATTCAACTTCCTGTAAAATAGCTTGAGATTTAATTGCACTCATTAAGTGCATTCCCATTTGTTTTGTACTAAACACATCATCTTGGCTAATGGCGTTATATGATGGATTATATTTTTTTATTGCTTGTTCATAAGTTTGACAAATTGCTTCATTCTCTAAAGCCATATACCTATCTTCTGTAATAGGCAACTCGATTAAATCTAAAATCGCATCGGGATCCCTGGCAAATACTCCGCTACCACTTGAACGATCAATTGAATTTTTACCTCCTTGCGATCCTTTTGAATGATGATGGCAATAGATTACTGCACAATCTAATTCCGTAGCTATTTTATCGAACTGGTTGGTAAACTTAGCCATTTCATGGGCACTATTTTCATCACCAGTCAGAACTTTATAGATTGGATCAATAATCACAGCCATGTAATTAGATTTCTGTGCACGTCTAATCAACTTAGGCGCCAATTTATCCATTGGACTTGTCTTCCCACGTAAATTCCATATATCAATATTTGATACATTGGAGTGGCCCTGACCTAATTTTTTATAGATGTCAACAAAACGAACTTTTGCGGACCGTTCATCTAACTCAAGGTTTACATATAATACCTTTCCTTTTTCGCAATCAAAACCGAACCATTGCCGACCCTCAGCAATTGCAATAGCTAATTGTATCAACGAAAAAGACTTTCCGGCTTTTGATGGACCAGCTATAAGCATCTTATGGCCTTGTCTTAGCATGCCTTTAATTAGTTCTGGTGCTAATTCAATTGGCTTTGCGAACAAATCTTCTAGGCTTTCTGGATCAGGCAAATCGTCATTAACGCTTTCAATCCATTCTTTCCACTCGTCCCAAGTAGATTTCCCTAAATTGGTATCGATGATAAATTGTTTTTTGTCTCCACGCAGTACCCCAGGCATTCTGCTTAAACGAGAAGGATTTCTATTTTGATTATCATTCGTTAACCCATTCTTTTTGCAGACATCATATAAGTAATCAACACGCTTTCTATATTCAGCATAGTTATCTGCATCTACTCGAACGATAGCATGTATTGATTTCTTTCCACTATACAGCATGGCAGCAATAGGAAGCTCTAGTTCTCGCATGATAGCATTTTGTTGTTCAAGCCCCATATTGTCAGACTCTACTAATGCATATCTAAATTCTGTTACATTGTCATTTTTTACGCCTTTTCCATCCATAGGATTAAAACGAATCCAAGCCCCAGCTTCTTCATTATAGTCCCCTAGTACTGCTCCAATGTCATCCCCGCAATGGGTCAATTCTTCGATTAACTGACCGGCAGTTCTATCATATGCACCTTTGTTAGAAGGTTTCCACTTTCCATCTTCGTCTTGCCACGACTGGACATTGTAAGCCACTGTTTCAGACGGTTCAAACAATGTTTCTAAATAGCGAATAATTTCTTTCGCTGGCTCCCACTTCTTAGGTTCCTGAATTTCTTTTCCTTCAATCCAATTTCGGTCAATGATAACCAGGTCATCTTTTTGTAAAGTATCATTCCAATCCAGCTCATGACCACCATCTCCTGATTTGAATGGCGAAGTCCATCCGTTTTCTTTGGCCAACTGTGTAATTGTAGCACCAGTAATTGGTGAAGAAGTTCCTTGAAAAGACTCCCATTTTTTAAAACATTCTCCTGAATGATATCGGCTATCTGATTGACTCCATTGATCCCAATCGACAGCTGTGTATCCTTCCTGTTTTAGCGCCATTCCAACATTGACCCACTCCTGGTAACCAAGAGAAGCTGGGTCAATGTATTCTAGTAATTCAATTAAATCTAACTTGTTTTCCATTTGTGTGTTCAGCTCTCTTTTTTTATTTTTCAGTCGCAAACCCCATAATGATTTGATTCTTTAGATATCGCAATTGCTGTCTGGCATATGCTTCCTCTCTACAGCAAGATAATCTATAGTTAATATCCTTTAAAACCGCTAAATCAAAATTGTATTTGCTGAGTAATTCGTTGATTTCTTCTTCAGCTGTTTTCATCTATCTGACCTTTCTGTTACTGTTAAGAATGAAATATAAACAATCAATCCACCCTTTTTGATAGTCACTTGTAGGTAATTTCAATTCGTATTTAATTGCAGCTCTTATCGCTTTAAGATATTTACGTTCACCAACAATGTAGCCTAACAAAAAGTAAAGTACTAAAGCTAGTATAATTAAGACATCTTCCATTTATTCAGCCTCCTGATTATAATAACTTCGCAAATCGTTTTAACTCTTTGTACGAAACGGCATACCCGTTTTCCAACTTAGTAACGATCTTCGCATCTTCAAGAGAAAATCCCTTACTGTATAAATAGTGAATTCGTCGGTTCTCTTGTTCACTAAAAATCCCCAATCCTTTTCTAATTGATTCCGCTAAATTTTTAAAACTTTGAGTTAGGCTCTCTGCTACGCCTGTATAATTACTTTGATCCATCTTTAAACCTCCATCGTTACTGGTCTACCGTATTTTAAAATTTTCCATTCGCCATTGTAGTGTTTGTTATAAAAATCTGCATTACGTTTAGCATCTGATAATGTGTAAAAGGTTCTTCTCAGGTATTCAACATAAACGCCGTCGACTTGTCGCCCTAAAATATAAACTTCTGGATAACTTAGCATTGCTTATCCTCCCTTAAGTACATTTTGGAGCTGACGTATCCCTCTATTAGTTTGACGGTAAACTAATATCACTAAGTTTCTATCAACGCATTTCAAGTCAACATATTCAAAAACATCACCTGGATTTTTCTTGTTTAAATCTTTAAAAAATCCAGTAATGTGAACATCGTAAGGTTGAGTATTGAATTCTTTAAATTTAATCATTTATTGATCCTCCCACTTCTCAACCGTACCGTTCACCCAATCAGCAATAACAGTTGCTTTTGTTTTGTCTTTAAAAAATAACGGGTCTTCTTCACCAATGTGTCTAAAAACAGGCTTCTCAAAATTATTATTTATAAATCTAGCTAAATAGTGTTTATAAAAACTGTTGTTGGGAATGCTTATTACATACGTTGGTTCTTTCTCGACTTCGTAGCCGTCAAGCCAAGCATGAGCAAACGTCTCTTCATTATCATCTATCCATTTATCAAGGCCATCGTTAATTGGATAAGACATATATATTGGATCATACGACTGCATAAATCCATAGCCTTGTCTTTTAGCATATTTAACCCAGTCAGCCACAACTTGTGGTATCACGACTTTTTTCGGTTCGTCTAGTTGTTTTAAATCGTCTAGGATTTCTTTTCGTGCAACGCCATAACCTGCAATATACATTTCATTTAAAGATGGATTAACTGGAAAGGCACTTATTTCATATGACGGAACACCTTCCTTACTTTCCCATTTCTCAATCAATTTTTGGTTATTCATCGCTAATTCTCCTTTTTTCCATCCCATTGTTCCAACAAATTGATAATAGCTGCAATATGATTGGAATATTCACTTATTTCAGATTTCAATATCCATTTTCCATGATACGTATAGGCTATTACACGACAAAGTCGTTTTGAATAAATACTTGGTACGCCAGTATCACTTGCCCATCCTAAAACCAATTCAGGAAACGTTTGTTCTATTCTTGTTTTTATTTCTTGATTATTAAGTTTATTCATCGCTGTTCCTCCATTCTTTCATAGAAAATCACTCAAACTAAATCCCACACTGTGCATATAGCACAATTCGTTACATACCATATATCTTTTATGGTATTCATTTTTAAGACTTAATCTGTTGTCGCATTCTACACAATAAAGTTTTACTTTTTTGTCTGGATACCCATTTTTAATTAGCCATTTTTTTAATTGTTTATTTTTTTGACGTTTATTCATCGCTAATCCCTCTTGAAACTGTTAAAACAGTAGACAGATGTCCGTTATTACGCAAATATTTCAATAAGTCCTCAGTATCAGATACATCTTCATCTCCTCCGTAATAGATGCTTTCAATTATTACAGCTAAATCTATATAGCTTATTTTTAATTGTTTCATTTCACTTCCTCCTTGCGTTTCTCAACACCATCAGACCAAGCAGCGTAATAATCGAAGTCCCAGCCATCATCTCTTGGGTTTTCGTCCAAACAATCTGGATCATGCATTAATACGGCCTGTTTCACTTCTTTGGATTCATCTTCTAGTTCATCTATCAAATCATCAGGTACCTCAATTGAGACTAATTTTACTGTTTCGTCTTCATCGGGCTCATCGGCCATTAAGTAGTCTTTTTCATCTTCGAATTCTTTATTTGCCTGTCCTTTACTTTCTGTCCAATGTCCAGTATTTTTTGAACTTTCATATCGATATAGTTTCATTCCGATTCCTCCTCATCCAAATCTATATACTCACCCTTACTCAAAAGATTAAAAGCCATATCACCATCATCATTTTCCGTTTCTCCTAAACAGTCCTCATAAAGGAAAGCGCAATAGCCGGTTGGGTATAACGTTACACAGTCTTTATGGTAATAATCATTGTCTACTTGTATAACGTCGTCATCCCATTTGAAATAGTCAGAACATGCTTTGCATTTTTCAAGACTCATTCAGCTTCCTCCTGTTCAATGGCCCAACAGCCAAACGCTTGTAAGACTTGTAATTGCCCAATTTTTGACATATATCTGTAACTTCTATAGACAGGTCTACCACGATAGTCTGGTTTTATAGAATTGACTCTCAGTCTCCAAAATAATTCTATAGGTTCAATATTTGTGACTGTATATTTTTCTTTCAACCAATCAAGCACAACCTGCTGATTTTTATTAAGTTGTGGTTTTGCCATTCTGACTAGCTCTTCCCCGATGTTACATACCGTTGACCATTCTGGATACGTATCTTCGAATATTGGGTGTGTAAAATTCAAAGCTGTTGCCATAAGAATATTACCCATCTTTTCCAACTCACTCATTCTGCGACCTCCTCAATACATTTAAAAAAGCTCTCTGACTCCTTTACTATTTCTCTTTCCCTTTTATATACATTTTCTTCAAAGAAAGCTTTTGCTTCTTCGTTATTACTTATGTCAATTTCAATATATTCATCTTTGAAAGCTTCTTTAAAGCTCATTCCGTTCCCTCCAATAACTCACTATTCTCGTAGATATTACCAACAATCTCAATATCGTCGGTAACTTCAAATAAATCCTCAGATATATTTTCCCACTCGTATTTAAATGCACCATTTTCAAAAATTACTTGTCCGTGCACTTCTTGATGGTCATCCCATCCAATACCACCCTCAAAAATTTCAACTCCGTTCTTGTCTTTCAAGCCTGTTGATTGCATGAGGATATAAGGGAATTCATCCCAATTAAAAGTTGTATCATAGCTTCCTATCTCTATTTCAGACGTACCAGGACTGCCTTTAATCTGAAAATCCGTAATTATGGCCATCATGCTATTTGAGTCATCAAACAAAGGTGTAACATTTTCTAGCATTTCTTCTTCGTAGGTATCCCACGCTCTAAACTTTGGAATCATCTTCTTCACTCGCTTTCTTAATTCGCTCAATAGCAATATCAAAATATTCCTTTTCTTTCTCAAATCCAATGAACTGACGATTAGTGTTAATTGCAGCAACTGCAGTTGTACCTGAACCAATGCAATTATCAAGCACGATGTCACCTTTATTCGTATATGTCTGAATCAGATACTCAAACAACGCAACGGGCTTTTGTGTTGGGTGCAATGCTAATTTTTGCTTATCCGTAGAGAATCTGATAACGCTTCTTGGATATCTTTCTGTAGAACCACCACCAGATACTCCAACTTTTGTCTTTCCATAATTGCTGCCATCATCTTGATATTTTGTATAGTTATTAACAGGCGTATGACCTATCGTTTTCTGCGGATTATACGTTGGTAGTTTTTTATAAAAGACCAGTATGTTCTCATGAGCTTTCATAGGCATCTTTTTCGCATTTAGATGACCAGTAGCCGTTGTTTTTTCCCAAATCCATTCATACCTTAAATTTGATATATTAGAGATGCCTAATACTTTGTCAAACGGCGTTTGTGCAGTTAAAACGATTGCTCCATTATCTTTAATTATGCGATTATATTGCTGCCAAAGTTTATCTAAAGGAATAATACTATCCCACTTATTTCTCGTTGTTCCATAGGGTAGATCGCATAAAATCATGTCAATGCTTTTATCTGATATTCGCCTCATTCCTTCTAAGCAATCTTCGTTATATATTTTGTTTAATTTCATCATTTCAAAGGAGTAAAAAGCTTTTTACTGTGGTCGACCAAACCTCCACTCCTTTCTGGTTAATTTTTCAATCTTTCAATTTTTCTACGCACACCATCACGGTTTACTCTCTCAACATCCAGCATTTGATATAATGATATTTCTGAAAGACCAGTGTATTCCGATAGCATATTAATAGACTGGGTAGTAACATAACTACCATTTTCATATAAACGATATCTTGCCATTGCCCTGTTTCTTATTCTGGTCTTCGACTTATGAATGCCTTCTTGTGAAGGCTTACGTAGCTTTTTTACCTCTTCAACAAGTGTAGGATTATTTTCCCAATCAGGAATGTTTTCTACTATATAAACTAACCGTTCAATTTGTTTGTTTTTAAACGGCATGCGTACCACCTTCTTGATATGTTTTTGGATTAATACCATTTGGTAATCTCCATCCATTTGCAGCAATGCGATTAATCATTTTACTTGCACCATCAAAGGACCATGTACCGACATTCTTAAATCCACGTTGTTCCAATAATCTGATTTGCTTAGGTGTTGCCAACCCAGCTTCTTTTCTTTTTTGTAATCGATCAAGTATTAGACTAGCTTTACCAGCGTTATCAATTGCATCTGGTAATATTCCTAATTTTTCTAATGCTGAAACTTGTTGACTTGAAGGCGGCCCCATTTCCCATCCAAAACTAGGAACATAACCTGTTAAATCTTCCGCTTGGATAGACATTTCAAATTGAAGAGGATCAACTAATTTTCGTTTACGCTTACGCATTTCTTCAAGCTGCTTTGCTAATGCTTCTTCTCTTTCTGCAATAACATCTTTTTCTGCTTGAACTTCAGCTTCTTCAATATCCATAGCGAAACCTTGAGCACCTGCTTCTTCAATGTTTTCAGTCATTTTTTTAGCTACTTCATCACTATTTGCTATCAAATGCGCTGGATGGCATAGCTCATGTCTTTCTGTGTGCCATAAAAAATCTAAAAGCAATAATTCTTCCTTTCCAGGAAATAAACGTGTGCCACGTCCTATCATTTGAGAATATAAGGATCGAACTTTTGTTGGTCTTAAAACGACTACACAATCCACCGAAGGACAATCCCAGCCTTCTGTTAGTAACATTGAGTTACAGAGTACGTTATATTTGTCATTGTCGAAATCTTCTAAAATTTCTTGACGATCCTTTGAATCTCCATTTACTTCTGCAGCTCTAAAACCTTTACTATTTAAAATATCTCTAAATTTCTTGGAAGTTTTAACTAATGGTAAAAAAACAACTGTTTTCCTGTTTATGCAGTGTTTAACCATTTCTTCAGCAATTTGTTCCAAGTATGGATCTAATGCCGTTCCTAAATCTTTAGTAGAGAAATCGCCAGTTTGCTGTTTTACACCTGATAAATCTAATTTTAAAGGAATAGTTAGGGCCTTTATTGGTGATAAATAGCCTTCTTTAATGGCTTGTACTAACGAATATTCATAAGCTAAACTTTCAAAATAAGAACCTAAATTTCTCATGTCTCCACGATCTGGCGTTGCGGTTACGCCTAACACATTCGATTCATCAAAGTGTTTTAATACTCGTTGGTATCCTTCACTGATACAGTGGTGAGCTTCATCGACTACTATAGTGTCAAAATAATCTGGTGGAAACTTACTTAAACGTTTTTCTCGTTGCATAGTTTGCACAGAACCAACAACTACTCTTAAAAAACTGCCTAGACTAGTCTGTTCTGCTTTTTCAGTTGCTGTTTTTAGCCCTGTTGACTTTTCTAATTTGTCAGAGGCTTGATCTAATAATTCACCACGATGAGCAAGGACGAGCACACGCTCGCCTGCCCTTACACGGTCTTCAATGATTTTGCTAAATACTATCGTTTTCCCACAGCCTGTAGGCAAAACTAATAATGTTTTCTTTTTGTTATTCTGCCATTCATTTTGAACAGCAGAACGAGCCTCTCTTTGATATGGTCTAAGTTCCATAGATTTCTCCTTTCTTTATTGATATAATTAGATAAAAACTCATGGAGGTCTTTAATTTGAAAAGAAATATCACCATTAAATATCCATCAACTACAACTCTTTCTAAAGCAGAATTTGACTTAGATGAATTTTGTCCACATTGCGGTAAACCTGGTGCCCATATTTTGTATGAAACAATGGCTTCAAAACTATTCGATAATAAGAATAATTCTGTAGCACTTTTTCTTAAGTGTTCACGAAGTGAATGTAATAAATTTCATATTCAAGAATTTCCTTTTGAGAAATATACTAGTGATAGTTCTACCATTACAAAGGTTGCAGATAAAATTCCTTATACGTATCGTGTTAAACTCGAAAACACACTTCCAGCAGTTGTAAATAATACTTTTCCTGAATTTAAAGATATTTACGAGCAATCTCTGGAAGCCGAATCACAAGGTCTCAATAAAATAGCTGGTGTAGGCTTTAGAAAATCTATAGAATTCTTGATAAAAGAATATGTTATTTATCAAAATCCTGATTCTTCAGAAGAAGTAAAATCTAAGTTTTTAGGAAAAGTCATTAATGAAAATCTATCAGAGTTTCCTAAAATCCAAACTCTTGCAAAAGCTGCTGTTTGGATTGGAAATGATGAAACTCATTTTATTCGAGTACACAATGATAAAGATATTCAAGATATGAAAGATTTTTTAACAGCTGCAGCTCTTTTCATTTCAGCTGAATTGAAAGTTGAAGAAGCACTTGAATTTACAAATCGTCCAAAAGAATAACCGTTTTATAAAATTCGTTTGCCTTATTGCCGTTAGTTGTAAATCCTTTATTTATTAGGATTTTTCTTCCTTCGGCTTTTGTAGTTTCATCAGAAGCTGTAATCTTTCCAATAACTCTCATTTTCCAACACCCTTGTTCATATACTGGCGGAAGCGGAACAAAAAGTTCCACAAATCCTCCAGTAAAATTAATTTTTCTTGTTTTATCCATAACTGTTTCTCCTAAAATGCTCCTGGTTGATATCCCTGAGTTGGCTGTTGAGCTGGATGTGGTGCCTGTGGTGCTTGCCAATTGTTTTGTTGTGGCATTCCTGGTTGAGTTCCTTGAATTGGCTGTTGTAACTGTTTAACAATCTCAGGCATTTCTTTTGTTTGATAGTAGCTGTCGTCACTTGGATAGAAACGATCTACATCGTTGTATGTGTTGTTATTATATGAACGATGTTTAATTTTCACTGCACCTTTTGATCCAGGAACTAAAGTCCAATTCATTTGTAATGGCTCTCCTTTTTTCTTTTGGCCAATTGAAGCAAAGAAAGCGGACAATAACCCTTCTGTAGAAGTATGCAAATATAAATTATTGAAGACGATGGCTGTCCCTTGAGCTGTTTGGATTTTCAATTCTAATTTAGCCATATTACAAGCTGGAAGTTTTGCATCCCCACTTCTAGGTGTATAACGAGATCTTTCGAATTTAACTACTTCAAAAATATAATCTCCTGGCTCTAACAATAAACCTCCATCATTATCTTGTTGGATAGTATCGTCCCATCCTAGTTCTCTATCTTGCTGAAATTGTTGTGTCATTATTTTTTCCTCCTAGTTTACTTTTTGTTTTCTAATTTCTTGAATCATCGCAAACACATCTGGCCAAGCTGCAACCAATACTCCATCAATGTAACCAAGATCATAATTCTGAATTGGGGTACCTGTTGGGTAATAACCTTTAGACTCTGTAGCTGCCATAATTTCTTCTGGTAAAACGTTGTTAGCTTTCATTAAATCGACTAAGTTTTGTGGAATACCTGTATAGTCAACCGATGAATCGTTAATAGATTGTACTTGTGGTTCTGACTGTAATTCTTGATGATTCTCTTGTACTTGCGGTTCCATTACTGGTTGTTGCACTGGCAAAGGATTCTTGGGCGCAAAAATATGTGCTAATCCAGCAAATCTCATGTCCATTTCATCTGGTAAACTAAAACGATTCTTAGCATCCCATGCTGGATGATGTGTCGTATAAATAACTCGTTTTCCACCTTGACCTTTAAATTTACTTCCTTTATCATCCGCAGCAATAGATAAAGTTTTGTAATTACAAAATAAAACCATGTCTCCCCATTCTTTAGTTATTGAGGCTGTTTTAGCTGTCGTCTTATTACCTAATTTTAATTCCCACCGGTCATAAGCACCCATTTCATCTGGCTGTTCAAACTTTACAATTTTTGCATGAGCTGTAAGAACAACGTTAATTCCTAGTTCCGTTAAATCTGATAGCTTGTTTAAGAAACGCCCAAATTCTTCTTCTAATTTTATAAAGCCCTCTCCATAACCGAATTGGGTAATACTTGTTTTATTTGCGCTGCTAGTTATAAACTCAATGCACAACCGTTCTGCCCAGTCTGCTGTATCTATAACTAATGTTTTACATGGCATTGTTTGCTTAACAAATTCAATCTGCTGCATCAACATACTCCAACTAGTTGGTTTATCCATTCGGGCAACGTTCATATTATTAGTACTTCCTTCAGTATCAATAAATAGTGGATCTGGGAACTCGGCTGCCAAAGTGGATTTCCCAATTCCTTCGGGTCCATAAATCACTGATTTTTGTGCTTTCGCAATTACTCCACGTGTAATGTTCATAAATTAGAATGCTCCTTTCGTCCATGTTGGTTTTACTTGTTGAGGTGGGGTTCCGCCCCCAACTAATTTATTTTCAGTTACATATCCATCTTCAATAATTATGCTACATTCTTCCCCAGTAGACACTCTGGTAGCAATGGCTTGTAATCCTTCTTGTTGCAGCCACTGACTAAATTCATTAAGTGTAATCATATCCATCTGTTCCAATTTATCTAACAAAACAAAGCCACATTGAGGTTTTAGTTTGCGTACGATTGCAGTTGATACTTTTAATTGATCTGAACCACTCATGTTGTCCCACTGCTGTCCTTTATAAACCAACTCACCATCTTTTACTGATAATTCAGGTAGTGGCAAGTCAGCGTTTTCTAATAACTTCATACGCTCTTCACGTATAAGATCAATTGCATCAGATAATTCTTTGTACTGATTTAAATAGTCTTCAGCTTCCTGTTCAGCTTTTTCTTTATCAAGATTTGCTCGAACTTTACGATTGATTTCGTCAATATTTTGAATATTTTGTTCTAATTCAGTAGTTGATTGATCTTGTAAATCTTGAGCGGACATTTTCGCTGTTGCTAAATCACTTTCTGTGATTTTGAGCTTTTCTTCCATTTGCGCTAACTGATGACGCACTCTTTCAACTTCTTGCGTTTCATAATCAAACTGTGTTTGTAGGCGTTGAACATTTTCTCTCTTTTTTTGATTCTCACCATTCTTAGCTAGCACAGTTTGCTGTTGTTGAATTAAATCAAAAGTTGATACTAATTCCTTTGGTGCATCAGCATAATGAATTTGTTCTTCAGCGAACTTTTTCTTTTGATCTGCAATACGACCAACTTGATAGCGTTCGTTATATATTTCTTGTTCTTTTCGATCTAGCAACATTAATTGATCACCAATACCAATAATCTGTAATAAAGTGGCCGCTTTTTCTTTGCTTGTTGATTCCATGAATTTAGGTAAATTAATGGCTAATTCTTCTACAAAGCTATTGAGCAATTGTTGTCCACCTTTATTTCCTTCTGGATCCAAAACAGTGAGAGAGCTGTTTTTACCTTTTCGCTCTACTACTAGGCCGTTGTTCATAGTTATTTTTAAGTTTGGTGGATTCACAGAGCCTTCACGGTAGGGATTTGAAGGTTTATACTTATTTCCACCCAAGGCCCATGCAATTGCATCTAAGACACTTGTCTTTCCTTGGTTATTATTCCCGCCAAGAATTGTCAATCCATTTTCATTAGGTTGGATTACTACTGCTTTAACACGTTTAACGTTTTCTACTTCTAAACTGTTAATCTTCACTGTCATATTTTCACTCTCCTTCTGAGAAACTAGACAATGTGACATTGTCATTTAACTTTCTCTATTTCCGTGTTATTATTTACTTGTATAATTTTTGTTTAGTGCCTGACTTCGTCTGCAAACGAGGTAGGCTCTTTTTTTCGATTTCATTCATCGTTTAACATCCCACTTCGTTTAACATTTTTTGATAAATTCTTTCATAACGATCTAGTTCTTTTTGAAAATGTTTCAACGTATGGATATCTTGTTTCATTGGGTGTTTAGCACTTTCATGGCGTACTGTGTCTTGCAATGATTCAACCTTTTCTCGGACGGTTTCACGCACTAAGAAAGCCTCATTTTCATTCAACATCTTTTTCTTTCCTTTCAATCGATTTTTCATATAAATCCCACTGGACTTCTGTATCATTTGCAAACCATGTAAGACTTGCGCTACCAGCTATAGCCACTAACCACCCAACAGGAGTACTTAGTGCTAATATTGCGCCAACTATAGCTAATCCTATGAAAGCACCGACTAAGCGTGATTTATACAGCTCTTTCATCACAACCGCCTCCTGTAAGCAACGCTGGCAAATAATGCTATGACACCAAACATTCCGGCTTGAATAAAATGACCAGTAAATATATCAACTAATGCTATTAGACTAAATACTGTCGTGGTTATTATTGTTAAAGCTCTCATAGACGTTGCCCCTTATTCTCTAACTCCATTTCCCTTAAGAATTCTAATTCACTTTGAAATTGCTCCATTTTCCTACTGGTCAGCATGTCAGCTTTTTTTAAGGCTTCACGATCTTCTTGAATAGCCCTTCTATCATTTTGAATCCACTTTAGAATTTGTTTTTGTTGTCTTTCGCTATACCCCATAATTAGACAACCTTCGTGTTATTCGCTCGTTCTGCATCTGCAATTCGTCTATTGTTGATAATATCTAACACACGCTTCTGACTTTCAATAGGCGGTGATACTGGCGGATCGTACATTCCTGTTTTTGGATTAACAAAAATTTCTGTACCATCAGCTAAAAATGATCGCACTTTTATTTCTTTTGACAAATAGAACACATCCTCCCTCATATGAATTAAATTCATATGATATTTAAAAAAATTAAGCTGATTTATCTACCCCTAACAAATCATCAATAGAAACATTGAAATATAAAGCTACTTTGATGAGATTCTTAGAGTTCATACTCAATGGATTATTTTCCCACCGACTAATATTAGCTTGCTCTGTTCCTAACTCCTTGGCAAGTTCTTTTTGAGACATCTTTCCATGTCTCATTCTTAATTCAGCAATATTAACCATTTTTCTCACCTCCTTTTGTTTACAAAAACATCCTAACATGAATTAAATTCATAGTCAAACGTTTTATGAATTATTTTCATATTTTTTTATTTTATAGTGTTTTCTATATATTATATGTTGATTTTAATTCATACTAAGGATATACTGTAATCATGAAAGCGAGGTGAACTTAATGAAAGATACACATGGTACTATCTTTGCTCAAAGACTGAAAAACTTACGTGAAACAAAAAATCTAACTCAAACTGAACTGGCAGAGATGTTAGGATATAAAAATTATACAACTGTCTCAAAATGGGAAAGTGGTGATAGTCTCCCTAGAGGAAAAGAGCTTAAATTACTTGCTGAAATATTTAATATATCTACAGACTATATGCTTGGGATTGAAAAAAATATTAAACCTGTTTCTTCTATAGAAGAAACATATAATCAATTAGAACCAGAAAGACAAAAAATTGTATATGATACTGCGAAAGAACAATTAGTACAACAAAACAAAATTTCTAATAATGTGGTTAACATTAACAAGAAAAAATATGATACTTTAGCTGCGCATTCACCAGATCCTGATAAAGTATTTACTGATGAAGAGAAACTTAACATTAATCAATTTCTAGATAAAGTGGATGCTGATTATGATAGAAAGCAAAAAGAATGTAAACATCTTTTTGATGAATCAGATGATAAAGAATAATTTTCAGGAGTATTTTATGAACGAATATGAACTGTTGGTGTCAGAGGTACAGAAAAAAGCACCAGTTATTGAAACAGATTTGTTTCAAAATACTGGATGCTATGGGTTGTACCGTGATGGTAGAATTTATATTGAAAAATCGTTGAGTCTAGTTGAAAAAAGAAATGTGCTAGCTGAAGAACTTGGTCACCATGATACCTCGTTTGGCGATATATTAAACCAGGATTGTTTAGAAAATCGCAAACAAGAATTAAAAGCTAGACAATATGCTTTAGAACAATTAGTCACTTTAGATGATTTAATTAAGTGTTCAGAATCAGGATTCAGTAATCATTACACGTGCGCTGAATTTTTAGGGGTAGACGTTGAAACGCTAAAAAATGTACTCGCCTATTATCGTCAAAAATTTGGTGATACCCATTTTTATAAAGGAAGAATTTTTGAGTTTAATGATTTGTCAGTCATGATTTTAAATACAAATTTACAATAAAAAAGCCCCGTGCTACAACACGGAACTCTTTCCTCATTTATGAGAATTATTCAATAAATACATTATATCAGAAATGGGGAGTTTTAAAAATGAAAATAAAGTTTAAAAAGCTTTTAAGTGTAATTGTTTGTATGGTAGGTATATTTATTCTAACTGGATGTGGTTCTAGCAATAAAGAATACTCAGAATCTTTATCTACATTAACAAAACAAAGTTATGATTTAGTCGTTTCATCTGACAAAGTTGGACTAAAGTATCTGAAAGTATGGAACCAAGCTATCTTTGATAAATATGCATTTATTGATGGAAAAGCTTACTCTGATTTTAATAGTGCTATAGCTGCTCAAGAGGATTTATTTGTTAAAGAAGGAACCCTAGCAAAAATTAAGGATCAAGAAAATGAAGCTAAAGATACTTTTGGAAAATTAAAAAAAATGAAGAATAAATCTTTGGAAAGTGAATTTGATAGCGTTAAAGAATTTTATTTAAATGCCATAGAATTTAAAGAACTGGCCACTAATCCAACAGGAAGTTATAAAACATATTCAGCTCTTTATGATACTAAACAAGCTGAAATTGTCTCAAAATACAAGGCATTACAAGCTGAATTGTCATTAGATTAAGTTTACTAGATGAAAGGAAACAAACATGAAAGTAGGAATGCGTAAACCAAGTATAAAAAAATCAATAAGTGCTCGTACTACTGGAAAAGCTAAACGTAAGCTTAAAAAAGCAGTAATTCCTGGTTACGGGCAAAAAGGAACTGGTTTCATTAAGAACCCCAAAAAAGCTATGTATAATAAAGTGTATAGTAAAACAACTTTTAGCTTTTGGGATTTGTTCAAGTAAAAGGAATAGCCTTGGGGCTTTTCTTTTTCAAAAAGTGAGAACATACATTCGAAAGGAACTATACTATGAATAAATATGATGTTGAAAAAAGACTATGCGATGAACTAAATATCGAATATATAAATTTAAACCTTCGCACTGGACCTAGCTATATATTTACCGAAGAAGAATATCAGAAATTGAAATCCGACTACGCCAAATTGTTTTTACAGTTAGAAAATATTGATGAAAACAACTAGTATTTATATTGAAAGGAGCAATTTTATATGAAACGTGCAGCATTGTATATACGTGTATCCACAATGGAACAAGCCAAGGAAGGATACAGCATTCCCGCACAAACAGATAAACTAAAAGCTTTTGCAAAAGCAAAAGATATGGCAGTTACAAAAGTATATACTGATCCAGGGTTTTCAGGAGCAAAAATGGAGCGCCCTGCATTACAAGAAATGATATCTGATATTCAAAATAAAAAAATTGATGTGGTTCTAGTCTACAAATTAGATAGGCTTTCACGTTCACAAAAGAATACATTGTATTTAATTGAAGATGTATTTCTAAAAAATAATGTAGACTTTATCAGCATGCAAGAAAGCTTTGACACATCAACACCTTTTGGCCGTGCGACGATAGGAATGCTATCCGTTTTTGCACAATTAGAGCGAGACACAATTACAGAAAGAATGCACATGGGAAGAACAGAACGTGCAAAACAAGGATACTATCACGGAAGTGGCATTGTTCCATTAGGTTACGATTATGTGGATGGAGAATTAATTATCAATGATTACGAAGCGCAAATTATTCAAGAAATCTATGATTTATATGTGAACCAAGGTAAAGGGCAGCAATATATAACAAAACGTATGGTTGCAAAATACCCAGATAAGGTAAAAACACTAACCATAGTAAAATATGCCTTAACAAATCCATTATACATTGGCAAAATAAGTTGGGACGGCAAAGTGTATGATGGCCATCACACACCTATAATTGATAAATCTATGTACGATAAAGCTCAAGAAATTATTGTCAGAAAGGCTCAAAAAGGTGGCGAACAGCATGGAAATCAATTAGGACTTTTATTAGGGATTACTTATTGTGGTAAATGCGGAGCTAAAGTATTTCGTTATGTATCAGGAGGCAAAAAATATCGATATAATTATTATATGTGTAGATCAGTAAAGAAAATGCTACCTTCGTTAGTAAAAGATTGGAACTGCAAACAACCTAGTCTCAGACAAGAAGTAGTTGAAAAGAAAGTAATAGATTCACTTAAATCATTGGACTTCAAAAAAATCGAACGTGAATTAAAACAAGTTGAAAATAAAACAAAATCAAAAATCACCACTATTAACAACCAAATTTCCAAGAAGCATAACGAAAAACAAAAAATTCTAGATTTGTATCAATATGGTACATTTGATGTCACAATGCTTAATGAACGTATGAAAAAAATTGATAATGAAATAAATGCGTTAACTGCCAATATATCAAACTTAGAAGGTACCAAAAGTGAATCATTAATTAATAAGCTTGAAACGTTAAAAACTTTTAATTGGGAAACTGAAACTACAGAAAATAAAATCCTTATCATCAAAGAGTTTGTTGAACGTATAGAACTATTTGATGATGAGGTAATTATTAAATATAAATTTTAGGTACATAGTGTTATTTACACT